GAGGAAGTGAAAGAGCTTGTAGAGCAAATTCACAAACTGAACAAGCACCTCGACGAGCGCGTCAAAGATATGGAAGATCGGCAAGCCAAGACCGAGACGAAGATCAGCCAGGGCGGGCCTGTTGCCGCTGAAGCACGCGCTGAACTCAACAAGATTAACGAGAAGATCAGCAACGAAATCAAGGCGTACAGGCAACTTGTGTTGGAGCAAAAGGAAGCCATGCTTGCCATGCAGCGCCCACCTCCCACGAATGGGTATCGCGGCTCCTCATCTGGCTCATGGAAACCACCCGCAACCAAAGCCATCGAAAAGTGGATGCGCAAAGGCGGGGACGCTAGTGCGCTGACCATGGAAGAGCGCAGCTATGTGGATTTCAACCACATGAACTGGGACATGTATACCCCTGAGCAAAAAGTGATGGTGAGTGCTGCCGCTGACCTGGGCGGCTTCTTCGCAGGAACCGATTTCTCGGATAAGTTCATTCAGAAACTCTTCCTGATCTCGCCACTACGCGCCTATGCCGATACGCAAACCATCGGCGGCGAGAAACTCATCCTCCCGTCAGAGGGTGCTACGGACACCAACATCTTCTGGTCAGATGAGCAGACAGGCTACCAGGCATCGCCGGATCCGAACCTGGGCATGATCGAGATATTCGCGCGTGAGTTGAACGGCTACATCAAGATTTCACGACAGAACCTGGAAGATAGCGTGTTCGATGTAGAAGCATACCTGCTCAAGCGTCTCACCCGTCAGTTCGCGCAAAAAGAGGGCGTGGCGTTCATCTCAGGGAACGGTGTGGCACGTCCTGAAGGCATCCTAACCGTTGCAGCCATCACCAGCCCTGTAGCTGGCGGCATGAACCAGTTTGTCGGAACTGACACCTCAACGCACAAACTCTTGCCCTCCGACTTGATCTCCCTGATGCATGTGGGCAAATCAGGCTACCGTGCCACTGGCACCTGGCTCATGTCTAACTCCACCATCGGTATATGTAGGCTCTTTGCAGACACCACGACCCGCCCGATCTGGACGATGTTCGGTGATGTTTTCTCTGAAACCCTGTTTGGGCGCCCTATCGTGGAGATGCCGGACATGCCAAACCAGGCTGGCACCTTCCCGGCGTTTACGGCTGGCCAGTTCCCGGTGATCTTTGGCGATATCGGGCAAGGGTATCAAATCGTTGATCGTGTCGGACTGACGTTCCAAACCCTCAAGGAACTGTACGCTATCCAGAACCAGGTTGCTTTCTTAGCGCGTCAACGTGTCGGCGGCAAAGTGGTTCTTCCTGAAGCAATCAGCGTCCTCAAAATGGGCTAGTGTCCTTTTCCTACTGATATTATCAGTAAGTTTTGGACAAATAAAGAGAGGAAAGAGACACATGTTAGATGCAAACGGGCTGCCCATTGAAGAGGTAGCTCCTGCGGCTGAGGAAGCCCCTGCACGACGGTCAAGGCGCAAGGCTGAACCAGTTGTGGTACTAGAGGGCAATTGCGGCGGCGAACTTGAGATGCTTCCCGATGTTGAGGGCGTCACCTATCACGAATACACGTGCAAGGCCTGCGGGCAACTCGTGCATGTCGGGCTGGAAGACCTGGAAGCCAACGGCCTGCCGACACAACACCACAAACGGGAGGAGGATAAATAGATGAGTTCGTATGGAGTTATTGGGAAAAACCCGTCCAGGTATTTCTGGACGATTCAATTGTCTGTCCCTGCGGTCTACAAGACCGCGCAAACCAACGTCGTTGACCGATACCGTAACGGCGGTTACGCCGCGCTCACGCTTGAGTTATGCCCTGGCTTGTGGACTGACGGTTCACATGCCTTTGCGATTAACGACTCGGATGATAACACCACCTGGGTGGCGGTTGCAGCGGCTGACGTGATGCCCAACCCTGAAGTCGGGGTATATGGCACCGCGTCAACGTTTATCAGCATCACAGCGGCTACGGCGGTTGTGCAGCGTCTCGACTATATCGGGCGCCGCCGCTACGTGCAGGTTGTCACCACTGAGACAGGGGCAACGGGCGCGGCCTATGCGCTCTTAGCACACCTGTTCGCGCCGAACAACTTCCCGGCTGCATAAAGGATTGAGGCATGGCGCAACTTGGAGAAATCACCGTCAAAATCAATGCTGAAATGACGGAAACAAGCAGGGCAGTGCTGAGGAATGAACTACTCAAAATCCTAAGTGAGCCTGAAGTGCTCGAAGAGCTTTTGAAACTCTTGACGCACGATATCAGGCTCAAGACAGGCATGAGGCGCGATGGACAGCCTAAAACTTGATTGGCAAGTGACGACCTTTACCGGGCCGGAGCCTGTGCAATTGGCTGATCTCAGATCGACCAACTCAGGCTCTTACCTGCGTGTGGATTTTACCGATGACGACTTTGTGCTCAACGGCCTGATCTCTCAGTGCCGGGTGATCGCGGAGCAAGTCACCGGGAAAGCCTTCGCGCCCCAAACCATTCAAGCTATGTGGACGATGCCTCAAATCAACGCCGGCTCATTGTCAGGGGCGCGTCTTCTCTACGACCAGGACTTTTATCAGTACAACGAGAGCCTGGGAACAAACCCCTGGTCACCGGCTCCCTTTGTGCTGCCTATGCCACAGCCGCCACTCGTCGCGGTTTCGCTCTTTGAGTACCGTATCACGGCCTTCGCCTCGTGGCAGACGTGGCCGCAATCGGTAAGCGGGATTGCGAACTATGTAGTGGATACCTTGCCGACGCCGGGTGTCGTGTACCTGCAATATCCGCCGCCCGCCTACCAGTACCGCTTGACCTATACCTGCGGCTATGCGGTGCTGCCGTTTGATCTCAAGTTGTCGCTGATGCAGTTCATTGCCTGGAAATATGAGAACCGCATCGGGGAAGAGATGCCTGCTGAGATACAAAATCAGTTCATGGGTAATAAATCATGGGTGCTGTGATGCCAGGAAAGGAGACATGAAGCCATGCCGAATATCGTGGGGTTTGATATCAATGGAAATGTCACGCCATTCGTCTTCAAACCTATTAAGGCGGTCTCGATTACGGCAGCCACGCCCGTTGCGGTCTGGACGCCTGCCGCTGGTAAACGCTTCAGGTTGCTTGGCTTTTGCGTGCTACCGACTGTGGCCAATGTCGGCATTCTCTTTGAGGACGCCACAGGCGGGACGAATGAGTTTTTGCGCTTTCCACCGACAGCAGCCGTCGCCACCTCGCAAGTGCAGGTAAATTTGGGTCTGTATGGCTATCTCTCGACAACTGTCAATAACGCGCTCTTCCTGGATGTCACGATCACATCAACGGTGAGCGGCTATGTGTATGGAACGGAAGAGGCTTAATCATGGTATCAAGTCGCAAACTCGTCACAAGCCATGCATCGGGCCGTAAGGCCATTGTGCGTATCCAGCAATTAGCGGGCGGCTCAACATCTGGCGGTTTCACGGATGCAGGGACATGGACAGATGTTCCAGGGCTATCGAATGTGCCTGTCACGTTTCGCACCTGGTCGCCTTACGAGAAGATGCAGGCGGCGCAAGACTTTCCAGGGGTCGGCAGTCGTGCATATATGCGCTGGCGTAAAGGCACGAATATTCGCTCGAATATGCGGCTGGTCTATGGCAATCACATCTACCGCATCACGGAGGCGAGCAACTACGACGAGGCGAACACGGACATCATTTTGTACCTGGAAGAGTGGCAACCCACTGGAACCACGAGGCAATAAGCATGAGTGAATGTGAACATAAAGATTTTGAGGCGAGTGTGACGGTTTCGCGGCTTGAGGATATTGGCGGATTTGCAGCCGATGTGTACATTGTGTGTCGTGATTGTGGGATGCCATTCCGGTTTCTGGGCCTGCCTGGTGGCCTGCATCCTGATCATCCAACGGTTTCGGTTGATGGAACTGAGGCGCGTTTACCAATCGCTCCACAAGATCAAGAGGTGAAGCTATGGCGGTATCCTTCAATCACTTTAGTCAAATAGCGGATGCGTTGCCTTTCGCACTTGGCGAGATCGTGAGTGAGACAGCCGACGAGGGTCGGCAGAACATCCAGTACATCATCGTCTCAAACGGGCAAGTGCTGACAGGTTTCATGCATGACAGCACGCATGTGGAGAATGGGCCGAACGTGCAGACCAAGTTCATCATCTGTGGCGCTTTTTACGGAGTCTATCAGAATTACGGTACTCGGTTCATCCCTGCAAGGCCATTTTGGGAGCCAGGCATCGAGCAGACACGGCCAGGCTTTGAGGCGAGACTGGCAAACCTTGAAAGTAGGCTACCGCATTGAGCAGTGAGACAGCCGCAGCCTTCCATTGGGTCGGGTCTGAAATGCGGGCTGATTCCGCATTAATGGCGGCGGCGACAGGAGGAGTGTACCTGGGCTTCGCGCCACTCGATACGGTTGCGCCCTATGTCATTTTCGGGCGACAAAGTGGCTCCGATGTCTTGACGGTAAATGCCATCAGGCTCTTTGTGCATATCTTGTTGCAAATCAAAGCGGTTGGACCATCAGGGCAAGGCGGGAACTTTGCAGTGCTTGAAACGATTGCAAACCGTATTGATGCGCTCTTTAAGGATAGGCGCAATATCGCCCTTTCAAGCGGTGGGGTGCTGGCCTGCTACCGTGAGTCGGAACTGGAATATCCTGAGTTAGTCAACGCGCAGCCCTGGGAAAATTTGGGTGGTCTCTATCACATAGAACTACAAGGAGCATAAAGATATGGTTTGGACGGCTGAAAGATCAACTATAAATCAAACCTTGCAATTCGGTCTTGAGTCAACGCCTGGGGTGAACGTCGCAGCCAATAAGAGCATCCAGTGCTTTGCGATCACCTTCGGGCCTATGGACGATGCCACCGAGTTTAGCGCGACGGGCCGCAAATATCCTAGCATCGTGATTGAAAATAGTGAGTGGGTTGAGGGGACACTCTCCGGCTCACTAGACTATAACGGCATCGTCTACGCGCTGGCAGGGGTGAGTGGCGCAGCCACTATTAGCGCACATGGAGCATCGGCGACGGCGAAAGATTGGCTCTTTGTGCCACCACTGACAGGCAGTGTACAGCCGCAAACCTACACGATAGAACAAGGCGAAAACAACGCCTCTGGTAATGCCATTTATAACCACAAGGTCAACTATGGCCTGATCTCTGAGTTTTCATACAAGGGCGATCGCAAAGCAGGCTTCACCGTAGGCGGCAAAGTACTGGCGCAACAGTTACAACGCGCTATTACCATGACCTCGACACCAACGACTGTGGCTATCCAGCCATCGGCAGGCAAGCACTTCAACATCTATCTTGACCCGACCAGCGCCGCGCTCGGCACCACGCAACTGCTGAAAGTGCTGGATGTCGATTACGCCTTTACCGGGCTGTATGGCATGTTCTTCCCGCTCAACCGCGCTAATCTCGGCTGGCAAGCACACGTCGATCTCAACCCTGGCTGCACGATCAAGTTGCTGCTAGAAGCCGACGCCATCGGCATGACGCCACTCACGAACCTGCAAGCAGGCTCCACGCAGTTCTTACGCGTGCAAGGTCAGGGCGCGATCATCGACAATATCCAGACGCTCACCTTCGGCGGCGGTGTCACCGGTGGGACATTCACCCTCTCGTATAAGGGGCAGACGACCGCCCCGATCACCTATGCCGTTGGCCTGACGGCAGCAACGATCAATACCGCATTCCAGTTGCTCTCGACCGTCAGTACGAACTGTACTGTGACAGGTAGTGCAGGCGGGCCATACACCTTCACCTTCTCAGGGCCGCTGGCCGCCGATATGTCGCCAGTCACAGCAAACAATATCAACCTGACAGGTGGCACACCCACCATGACACTTGTCGCCACGGCATACGCCACTTTCCAACATGACATGGCCGTGAAAGTCAAAAAGGGCAACCAGTTCGCGGATAAGGATGGAGTGTTTGCTGTACCGTGGGAGTTCACGATTGTTGAGGATGCGACGTGGGGCGCGGCACAGAAGTTCTTGATTACGACCCTACTCACCGCACTATAAGGAGTATCCATGCCAATTACCGTCAATGAGATTGCCGCCAATACCGCAACCGTCACGATGTTTTGGGGCGAGAACAGCGTCAATATCACCTACCGGCCAGGGGTGGTAACGGAGAAGACCATAGCGCAAATGCTGGCCTTTGCCGATATGGATGAGTCAACCCTGATGGCACAGATGAAAGCCTTTAACGAACTGCTGGCACACCTGATTAAGGAATGGGACGTGCTCGAGGGAGATGTCATGTTCCCGCTTAACCCTGACCGCCTGGCCGAACTCTCCTTCATGTTTCGCGCCAAGATCATCCAAACCATCTTAGGAGATATCCGCCCGGAAGCGATGGCGCCTCAGATGAACGGCGCGCACTGAGGCGATGGCTCGCAACTGAGGGCAAATACGGGGAGCCGCCAGAGGACTATGTGCTGTTCAAGGCGGCTGAATACATGAGGATACCGACGCCGAGCATCGTGGATGTGGGTATCTGGTGGATTGATAAGGCCGTGAATTACATGAGTGCCGAGGCCGAGGCACAGAAGATTTTAGCAGACAGAAAGTAACGAGGTGTTACTATCGCAATTCAGGCTGCACTCCTTACAGCAGAGATTAGCGTTGTCGGGGCTGCTGAGGCAAAGGCAGCCTTGCAGGGCATTGGTCAACAGGCGCAACAGACGGGCGAGAAAGCCAAAGAAGCGGGCGGCGGTCTTTCTGGCATGTTCAAGAACGCGCTGTCCTTTGCCGCAGGCGGTGCCATCTTCGCGGGCCTCGGCATCCTCAAAGACCAGATAGGCGGCATCTTCACGGAGTCGATGGATGCCCAGGCAGGGCTGGCACAAACCAATAAGGTCATCGAGTCTACGCACGGCATTGCAGGCGTCACCGCTAACGCTGTACTTGATCTCGCCACGCAATACAGCCACCTTACCAAGTTCTCAGATGATACCGTGCAAGCCTCTGAGAATATGCTGCTCACCTTCACCAATATCGGCAAGAACGTCTTTCCCCAGGCCACCAAGACCGTGCTGGATATGAGTCAGGCGTTAGGCCAGGATACCAAGAACTCCGCTATCCAACTCGGCAAAGCCCTCAATGACCCGATAGCGGGCGTTACCGCTTTGCAGCGCGTGGGCGTCACCTTCTCGAGCACGCAAAAAGACTTGATCAAGCACTTCATGGACACCAACAACATCGCGGGGGCGCAGGGCGTCATCCTACAAGAACTACAAAAGGAGTTCGGCGGGAGTGCGGAGGCGGCTGGCAAGACGTTTGGCGGGCAATTAGCGATAGCCGGTCAACGCCTGGATGATATCAAGCAGAGCATAGGCGATGCACTCATGCCTGTCCTGGCTGCCCTCTTGCAGAAAATCGGCCCCATCGTTGATGCATTCTCACAATGGATAGCATCCGGCCATGCCGTCTCCGACGTGATTGCTGCTTTCAACGCACATGCGAGTGTGCTCATCCCCATCCTGGTAGGCATAGGAGCCGTCCTGTTGGGGGGACTCATAGCTGCTGTCTGGTCACTGGCTGCCGGGGTGATTGCCGCAACGTGGCCATTCCTGGCGATTGGCGCGGCGGTGGCTGGTCTGGTTGCCATCTTCATGCATTTTTACCAGACCAACGCAGGCTTCAAGACATTCATTGACATGGTGGTGTCGGGACTCAAGCAAGCAGCCTCCTTTGTGATGGCAAATTTCATTCCAGCCATACAACTCATCGGCGCATTCCTCAGAAATAACGTGCTCCCTATCTTGCAACAGGTTGGCGCGTTTCTGGTTGCGACCTTTACGCCGGTCTTCCACCAACTCGCTGCCGTGTGGACAGGTCAGATATTGCCAGCCTTGAAGCAATTATGGGCGGCACTCACGCCCCTGGAGCCTATCCTGAAAGTCATCGGCATGGTCATTGGCGGCGTCGTCATCGTGGCCTTTGGGTTACTCGTTGGCATCCTGACAGGCGTGGTCAAGGCGTTTGCAGGCTTACTCTCAGGGATAGCGGTCGTGATCGGTGGCATTATCCAGATTTTTAGCGGCATGGTGCAGGTCATAATCGGCATTGTGCGCTTCTTCATCGACCTGCTCACCGGCAACTTTGGGAAGTTGGGCAGCGATCTCAAAGGGATATGGAATGGCATCGTGTCCATGTTTACGGGTGTGTGGAACGTGATCAAGGGTATCTTCCTGGCCGCGTGGGGCGCGATATCGGGCTTCGTCTCAGGACTCGTGCAGGGTGTGATCGGATTCTTCCAAACGCTCTTCAATGCCCTCGTCGGTCATTCCATCATTCCTGATATGATCAATGCTATCGTCGGGTGGTTCCTATCGCTGCCAGGCAAAGCCATATCAGCCGTTGGGAGCCTACTCGGAAAATTAATCGGCTTCTTCGATGATCTCAAAAATAGGGCGCTTAGTTGGGGTGCCAACATCATCGCTAATCTGGCATCTGGCATCATTGGCAATATCGCTTCGGCCATCGGCAACGCCATGTCCGCCGTTGGCAACTTCATTAGTTCTCATCTTCCCTCCTCGCCGGCTAAGATCGGGCCACTCAAAGACCTGGCCACCCAGGGCTCCAAGATACCGGAGCAGATCGGACAGGGCATGGTAGCGGGACTACCGAAACTGTCCAGCAGTTTAAACATGATGCTCTCCCCGCTTGTCGCCATGCCTGCGTTAACACCTGCTTCATCGTCGTTGGGTGGAGCGAGTGCCACGGCACCCATTCATGTCAATGTGTATCTTGACGGCGCTCCTGTCGCGAAGAAGCTCATGCCGCATATCGCGACTGCTATACGCCAGGCGACGGGAGCAAAATTCTAATGGTCACAACTCTATTCGCTGTCCTGTTCAGACTCATAGCCAGGGGTGAGGGCTTCCCAACTCGACGGGCCGACTTGCTTGTATTTGGTAGTGTCACTGAAGTCAAATACCTCTTCCGATGGCTCCGAATGTGGACATTTACTCACTGCGTAGTTGGCTATGTCATCTACACGCTGAAGAAAGTCGTCCCATGTTTCACCATGTATCTGACTCAGTTTGATAGTGAGACTTCGCCTATCCTGCGTCTCAAAGATCGTTCCCGGCCATACCCGTATTTCTCCTGGGTCATACATACATCTTGCTCCTTTTTTGCTTCTCAGTATAGCACAGTAACGGGAGCGAAGTTCTAATGGCATTTACGCGTGTACAATCAGCAACGGGCAGCGTCGGAAGCTCAAACGCCAGTAGCGTCACCGTGACCACTTCCTCGACCGGCAGCGGGAACCTGCTCGTCGCGTACGTCATGGTACAAGGCGCAAGCGTCACCATCACACCGCCTACCAACTGGACGCAGATCGACACGACGCAAGGCGTATCGGGCGGCACTGCCTCCGTTGCCATGTTCTACCGGCAAAATAGCGCATCGGGGGTGACTTCTCATGTCTTCTCCTTTAGCGCATCCTGCAATGCGGCTGTGGCCTTCGAAGAGTGGAGCGGTGTGGCGACCTCAAATGCGCTCGATCAGGAAGTGGCGAAGCAGAACGCGAAAAGCACCTCCTCACTGACCGGCACGACGGCGGCACTCGCTGGCTCCGGTGAACTGGCGATATGGGGATTGGGTGTCCCTGCCGCGAGCCTGATTACCTATAGCAGCATCACGAATAGCTACGTTGAAGATACCAGTGCAAACGCCGCCTCTACCGAGGCAACCAGGGCGCAGGCCACACTTTTCTACAATACCAATGTAGGCAGCGCCGCAACGTCTTCAGGTTGCACGATGTCCGTCTCCGGCGGCACTGGTAATACCACCATCCTGGCCGTGTTCAGGGCTGCTGGTACGGGTACTGCTCTTTCAGGCACGCTGGCAGGGGTTGGCACGCTCACAGGCACCCTTGATACAACAGGTCTGCACCTCTCAGGTGAATGTGACGGGGTTGGCACGCTGTCCGCGGCGCTCTCTATCCCCGTCACGATCACAGGCACCTATACCGTGGTGATTGGAGGGCTGATCATCTAATGGCATCACGAGCAAATCCCTATGGCGTCACAACAGCATTACGCAACGCGAAGAAGTACATCGACCCGCAGTTGATCACGGATTTTGTGACACTGGGCCTGGGATGGGTACGCATCATGATCTTGTGGAACGCCATCGAACTCACGCCAGGGGTCTATAACGCTGCCGCCCTTGACGTGCTTGATGATGCCGTCAATCGCTTCAACAATGCAGGCTTGCACGTGCAATTCCCCATCCAGGCTCCTCCTACCTGGCACCAGGTCGCCGCCGACTGTGACCCATCGGCCAATGTCCATCATATGATGGACCCCACCAGCGTGGCGAATTTTGTTTCCTTCCTGTCACATCGCTATAACGGCGTCACGAACGTGCCTGGATACGGGCCGCTTACCATCGATGCCTTCGAGATCGGCAACGAAGACTTTGATGTCTATTTCTGCCAGGGGCAGCCGTTGACCGTCGCGGGCCAGACATGCCGCACGCCGAACTGGTTCATCCCTGTCTTGCAGGCGGCGGCTCCCGTTATCCGCGCTAATGCGCCCAATGCCCTCATAGGCATGTGTGCGCTGTGGTGGCAGTATAGTGCGCATCACACCACCTTCATGCAAGCCTTGTATGACAATGGCTGCAAGAACCTCTTCGATTACGCCAACGCGCATATGTACACCAGCCCCATTTTCCCCGATACGAACACCAGCGCGACCCAACTCTCAATGACAGGGCAGATCAACGAAATCTATAACGTCATGGCCGCCAATGGGGATGGCAATAAGAACGTCTGGATCACCGAATGGGGCGTGCCTGCAACCGGGACATCGCCCGATATGACCGATGCACAGCGCGTGAACTACTTCAATATGGCCTATGACATTATGCGTACCAGTGGCCATGTCGGGGTCTCAAACCTCTATACGATGAACTATACGGACCCGACACAGAATGCCGCATCACAGTCGTTCTCCCTGACACAATTTAACGCCCCACATTATACGCTTACGTTCACCGGCGTCCAGACGTACATCACGAACTTCCCGCCCTCTACCTGGTCATCGGGCGGCGGTGGTGGTGGCGGTGGTGGTGGCGGTGGGGGGAGTGGTGGCGTGCCGCACGTCTGCGTCGTGGCGCTCGAAAACCACTCGTACTCTAGCGTGCTCGGCAATTCCAACTTCCCGCATATCAACGCGCTGTTGAATACGTACGGCTACGCCACGCATTTCGATGCTATTGATCATCCAAGTCTGGGCAACTATATCGGCTTTGCTAGTGGTAGCGAGCATGGCGCGTCGAGCGATGGGTATGACCCTGCGGCCAATCCGATTGCTGGCAATACCCTGGTTGATAGCCTGAAGGCGGCGAATATCGCATGGAAACACTACGCCGAAAATCTGCCCTCAACCGGCTATTTAGGCGGGGATAGCGGCGCCTACATTCAACACCATAATCCGTGGGTCTATTTCTCAACGATACGCACCAATACAGCGCAAAAGAACAACATCGTCAACTATAGCGATGCCAACGTAGGGCTTGCCCATGACCTGACCAATGGCGTCGCCCCACCGTTCTTCTTTGTGCAGCCGAACAATACCAATAACGGCCACACTGGAACAGATACCCAGTGCGATAACTGGGTTAATACGTTTGTGACGCTAGTGCAGGCGAGCACCTGGTACACGCAGAACTCCGGCCAGATCGTCTTGTGGTGGGATGAAAGCATCACGGCAGATATGGCAGGCATAGGGGACGCGAACCCTGGCGGCGGGCATGTCATGTTTATCGTGATCAACGCCCAAAACAACGCCGCCACCTATACCACGAACGTCAATCACTATGGTTTGCTGCGTGCTCTGGAAGAACTGTATAACCTGCCATTCCTGGGCAATGACGCGCACTCCACGAACGGCGACCCCTCTGCGCTTTTCTCAGCACCAACGACGGGCGCCCTTTCAGCCTCCGCGACAACGCTGGCCTATACCGCCATGGCGGGAACAAACCCGGCATCACCAACGGACACCATCAGCAATAGCGACAGTAGTGCAGCCGCCTATCCCACAGCCAGTTCGCAAAGTTGGCTCACCGTCTCCCCCACGAGCGGCA